GTGGAACTCCCATCAAAAAAAACACCACCCACCTTTTTCTTCGCAAGATCCATCTCTTCGGGCAAGCGATCTTGACGACTAAAGTTACATCGCTTACATGCTGCGACTAAGTTATCGGGATCATCTGACCCGCCTCTAGCTACTGGAATTACATGGTCGCACGTGTTGGCCTCTTGGCCACACCAAAAGCAGATCCAGCCGTCACGATTAAGGATTCGTAGACGTAGTTTCTTCCACTGTGTCGAGTTGCTCTTACGCTGAGAGTGTAGAGTCATTAGTAATAGTTCCGTTCTTGATGGAATGCCCAAGCTTTACAGCTCGTACCATAACGATTCGTAATGTATTTAAGAGTAGCGTCTATCTGACGATAAGGGTCTAGATCTCTGTAATGCTTAGATCGCATCTGGCCTAGTCCGAAGTGACTACCGTTCTTCGCTAAGTAGTACCATCGAGATTCTTTAGTAATGATTCTGTTAAAGCATTGGAACTCTTTATAATCCAAGATCCGAGAATGAGCGTAGAGCTTTAGATGATCTACTGAGTAATTAGCTGCTTGGGCAGAGTTAGACCCTAGCTGAGCGATGAGCGCGATTAGAGATAACAGAAGAGCAGACTTTTTATTTATCGCTTTTTTATCTTTAACTTTTAAGACTGAAAGAACTTCATTCTGTCTAAATAGTTTCAAGGCTCTCTGTGTCTGTATGCGTCCAGCGTACACCCACCGACCAAGCATTTCGAGCGCGTGGCGTGTTTGTGTCCTGATAACAGTTTGATAACGATTTGATAACGAAATGTTATAAATGGATCTCCACAGTGTGGATCTAGCCTGTGGATAAGTCATGGCTTACCGCCCCAGCCGTTACCCTTAAACACGATCCCACCAAGCGAGTAAATGCGCTTCATAGGGACAGTGCAATTCGGACAGTATGGATCTCTGGCCAGTGTGTCCTCGATTGGACGCTGGACTTCTAGCTCTTTACTACACACTTCGCACCTGTATTCATAGGTCGCCATTAGCTTCTCCAATTAGTGCCACCGTCATAGTCGAGCAGACGCAGCACTGGATCGTCTTTACATTCTCTGGAAGATTATCTGTAATTACACGAATGAGTTGCTGGGTGTCCTTCTTGCACACTCGGCACTTAAAGCGCAGCTTGTCCATAGTTACTCCCTTTTAGATTCTCGATCGGCTGTAAGTTCTTCTGGTCGACCCACCATGTCGGCTGCTTAGAGTTTTTATACTTAGGCCGCTTGGCCATGGCTACAGGTATCCAGCCCGCTAATCGGTAATTCGGCGATGTACCTACGACGAGAATCGCTACATCTGTCTGGCGATCATTCTCATAGACGATAAGCTGACCAGATTCGTAACGCGTCCACTTCACTTCGATAAAGCTTCCGACATCTGCCGTTTTCTTAAACTGTGATGACCTTGGATCGAAGTCGATGTAACCAAGGTAGCGAGCGACCAAGATCTCGGCGACTATTGATTCGGCCACTTGCGCGACATAATCATGGAAGCCGAGTTGTCTGTCGTATCGACTAGAGGCGTCTGGGTGTCCTTGGATCTGTGCAATTCGTTCCAGAGCTACAGTGTGGGCTAGGACCTTATCTTCGATCGTGGGCTTTACCTTCATCTACAGTCACCGCAGAGCCAAGTTAATTTTTCTCCGCCTTGTCCCTTGGTATAACCAAAAGCGTCCAGCTTCTTTAGCTTGGCGCAGCTGTCGCACTGTTCGATTTTATACTCGGCTATAACTTCGCCATTCTGTAAAAGCTTGGCTGTCATTGATTGCGGATAGATGATCTCGATTAAGTCGCTCATCTTTATACCTGTGGCTTCCACTTGCCATCGCTGGCTAAGACGTACCAGAGCGGCGTACATTGATCGGCCTTAGCCTTTTCGACGCAGAACCACCCGCCCCAAGCTTTACCAGTCTTAGCTTCGCCAGTCTTAAAGATTCGATGTCCATGGCCGCACTGTGGAGCTTCTGCCACTAGCTCTCCGCCCAGCTGCTTCTTTATCTCGTCCATCGAAGATCCAAGGCTGGGGATTCCGCTCTGCTCGGCTTCTTCTGCCGTCTTATAGCTTGGCACTTCGCCGAACTTCTGAGTCCAAGGATCGTAATCGTCCGCTGTTGAGTTAGCGACCTTCGCGCTAATCGTCTCGACTTTCTCCATGTCCTGACGAGTCGGCCGCTTGTCTGATCCAAGTAGTAAGCCGATAGCTCTACCGATCGCAGACGTAACAGTGTCCTCGACGAAGAACTTCTTCATGTTGACGTTATAGGTCGCCACGTTACCGAATGCGTAGTCTGTAGCTGACGGCTGTAGATCCTCGTACTCGCGGAAGATCTGGGCTTGGATAAGGACGTAACCCTTTTCGGCGTTAAAGTCGATGATGTTCGTCTGAACTCTAGCTGTAGGGTGTGTCAACCATAAGCGGGCAATTCTGGCCGCTACGTCTTCGTAATTGTCTAAAAAGCTCATTAGCGCACGTCCTTAGCTGCGTGACGTGATACGGCTCGACCGCGCTTAAAGCCTTCTCGCTGGCCTTCTCTGTAACCGACCGAATAGCTCATAGCTGCCCACAGAATGCCCGCTATAGCCATGAGAACGAATAGTCCTAATTCACTTGATGTCATTACTTGCTCCCGATACTGGGAGCGACGTTCGCGCTCCCGATGTAAAGAGTGAAGCAAGAACGCGTCTAGGTCAAGATTCCCGCTTATCTGTCGGCGTGTCGATTGGTGTTTTCGGCTTGGACTTTAATCCATTACCGGCAAGAACTCCGCCTAGGGATCCAGTTAAGAAGATCGAAAGAGTCTTTAGAAGATCGATAAAGGCCGCATCGTTTGGAGCTTGCGCTCCGATCGGCTGTGTAACGAAGATAAGCGCGTAAGTAATTCCAAGCGTTACGATCAAAAAGACAGCGGCTAAAGTTGCGCCGATGATAAGAATAAGAGTCGCGTGGACTTCTTCTGGGCTACGGCGTCGAGCTGGCCTCTGGAGCTTCTTCTCCAAGGACGTCTTTAGTGCAAGTTCCAGTAGGGACGCATTCTGGCGGCTGACACCGCGGCTCTTTCCAGTTTTCATAATCTTGGCATTCGTAGCGAATCCAGCCCTGATAACCACACGCAGACAGCCCAGCCGAAAGGACTAAGGCCAGACCGCCCGCGAGTAGTCTCCGAGTCACTTCCCCGTAGACCCGAAAGCTGTGTCTTTAGGATTAAGCCAGCGCAAGATAACAGGCAGAACAGCGGCTAAGCCAGCCATTCCGATCGCTTTAGGATCTGTTACGCCCGCCATGTAAACAGCAATAGACGCAGCTAAGAAGCTACGCGCCCAGCTTGCGAGTAACGCTTTTAAGCTTTCCATCTTTCTTCTCCTTGATCTTCGGCTTCGCTGCCGATTGAGTAGGTACTTCGACGATCGGATAATCGCCAGCATAGGCGACGAACTTAGGTCGTCCGAAGCCTACGACTTCTTTACCGCTCCCGAATGCCCGCTCTTTAACCATAACCATTCCGCCGTTACGCTGATCCCCAGTTCCCGAAGTGTTTCCTTCGATGGTGATTACTGACTTCGCTTTAACTCCAACGACGATTCCAATGTGGCTAATACGATCGACGCCATCATGCGGAAAGTCCATAAATGCAAGATCACCGATCTTAGGATCTGACTCTACCCAGCGGCTTACTTCTTTGAGCTTATGCGCTCCCGCAGCTGTTGAGACCATCGATGGCAGCTTTACGCCAGCTGTGTGGAAGCACCAATTAACGAAAGATCCACACCATGGCAGACCGTCGGCCTTAGTAAACTTTCCGAACTTAGTAATGTTCTCTGGCTCTTCGACGTAGCCCACTTCTTTAAGTGCTACTTCTACGACTGCCGCAGCTGTTCCGATTGGGTAAGTCATGAGAGAAGTAACTTCGCTTCGTCTTCTGTCATACCTAGACGCGACAGAAGTGCAGCTTTAGCCGATGCCTTTTCTTCCATCGCCTGAATCTGGGCTTCTGCCGCTGCCTTATCGATTTCAAGTTGAGCTAATTCCGCTTCGTTCATGTCGCGGATAATCTCTTCGCCTGTTTGTGCGTTAACGATTTTTACTTGTGGTATTTCCATTAGTTTTCTCCGTAGATGTACATAGTGCCAGTCGAGAAGCTGCTTGCGTGATTTATCGTAACCGAAGAAATAGCGGCGGCTGCCTCGAATCTGCCAAGGTTATAAGAGACAAGGATTCCAGCCGTTGCATCACGTCCAGAAGATCTTATGTCTACGTCGATAAGAGAAGTATCTGTGTAACGTGGGATCGTCATTAGAGCGGCGAACTTACCGCTAGCAGCTGTATTAGAGTTCGAGTTATTAAGGAATAGACTCGTTCCAGTCGTGAAATCTGCCTGGACTCCAGCCGAAGCATAATAGATTCGATGGTCGGTGTAACTGCTTGTCGTAATTCCGTTAAGTCTTAAAGTTACAGCTCCGACCGCTGGCGATGTTACGTCTTTGATGTAAATAAATAGATTCTTATAACTTTGAGAAATCGAACTTACTGTAACGCTAGAACCTGTAAGCGTAGTCGTAGAGAGAAGAGTAATACCGCCGCCAGAAGCTACGGTCGTCCATGTGAAGTCCATGTCCGTTCCCGAGTTCTTCGCGAGAAGTTGTCCAGTAGTTCCGCCTTTAAGATCCATCAAAGAAGCGTCGATAGAATCGCCAAGTGTCTCGATAGCTGTCGCGCCGTCTTTTACCAAGTCGGTTGAAGTAGGAACACTCCAACCGAAATTAGGCGTAGTCGTTGCCATTTTGTCTCCTTTATGCGACTACTGTCGCGTTTATCCAGTCTAGTGTAGGGCTAATCGTGTTCCATGTTTCGGAAGCTGGCACGTCATTCCAGCGGAACGCGTCGAGCGAATACGAAATCGGCGTGACGTAAAGATCCAGAGCTAAAGAGTTATAGCCAGCCGAGAATCTCCAGCCTTCTACGAATCCTTGAAAGTTCGATCCCATGTTTTCGGGTAGATCTGTAATGTTTACTGGCATTCCCATAAAGACGCTTATAAGCGAATTACGTTCTGAATCGCTAATGTTAGGGCTGCCAAGTGGATAACGAATAGACTCAAAGTTAGCTCTAGGGTAAGCGCGAAGAGCAAGATAAAACGCGGCTTGATTTGTCGCATCTGTTCCAGTTTCGAGCGATGTCTGAATGTTTTGCGCCAGTGCTCCATAAAGTGCAATAGAATCGGGATCGTCGTCTGTGACTTGCTGACCGTTTTTATAAGTAATCGTAATAGAGTTACGAACGTCGCCCGCTCTTGTCGATGTTTGTAGACCACTGGAGTAAGCGTCTAAAGCTGAAAGATCTACGTAACCGTTCGTCGATAAATAAGTGCCTCTTCTTGTCGAATTGGCATACCCGATGCGGCCTTCGCTGTCTTCGTAAATGTAACCAAGTCCAGAAGTGGCTAAAGCTGCGACTAAAGAATAAGCATCTGTCACGTCTGCGCTTCGATCTGTTAGCTCATAATTCCCGGGACGGTCTATCTGGCCTACGCCGCTGTTTTCTGCGTCCGACCATGGAATAGTCGGATCGTAGTCGGCCCAGTGCAGAGCTGCGGGAACTTCATTCCAAGCTCCGTAAAGAATGCCATCAAGGACATCGAAGATCTGATCGCCTTCGTAAGCTTTATTTAGTACGCCATCGGTAAGAACTTTAGGCAGACGCGAAAGTGCGCCAAGTGCCGTAACAGTAATAGTCTGAACGAGTCCGCCAGTTCCCGATCTTTCCACTGTCGTAAGAATGTCGCTTACGCTACCGCCGAAGATTGCCACTGGAGTAGCTGCGGAGTTTTCTACGAAGACAGTTATCCCAGAGTTAATCGCTACAGTG